CTAAGGACGTTCAGGTACAAATGGCACAAGATCGGGCAATGGGCGTACCGTCGGTCATGGCTAATGCTAACCCCGCTCTCAGGGATCTGGCCGAAGCAGTTGCTCAACGTTCAGGGGCTGGTAGTAATTTAATTGAAAAGAAATTGACAACCCAAAAACTAGGTGCACGAGACCGTGTTAAGGCTCAAACAACAGCCGCGCTAAAGCCGGTTGACTATTACGGCCTGGAAGACAATCTGACTGCACAACTAAGAAATAATGCAAAAGGGCTGTACGACAAGGCATATGCTCACGGTGACGTTGATGACCCTAGGATTGTTGAGGTTCTTAAAAACCCGCAGTTTAAGGCGTTCTTTGACAAAGCTCGGTCTATAGCTGACACAGAAGCCCAGACAGCAAAGCTCAAAGGTGAAGATCCACTGAAGTTTGCATTGCCTGAGATCTATAAACCCTCTGGCAAATTTGATGCTAGCGGTGCTGAGATACTAGACCTAGTCAAGCTGCCAGATGTACGGACACTAGATTACATCAAGCGGGGTATTGATGCCACCATTGACTCGGGGTTCCGTGGCAAAGGCATGAGCACGGCAGAAGCCTCGGCACTCAGGGATTTGCGCAAGCAGTTTGTCAATGCTATTGATGACAATGTACCTGACTACAAACTTGCTAGAAAAACGTATGCCGGCGACTTGGAAACTTTGGACGCGCTGCGTATGGGCAAAGATGAGTTTAAAAATCTTGACCCTGAACAAGTAAAGAAAATGATTGATGCAATGGGGTCCAGTGAGAAGGATGCTTTTAGAACAGGTGTTGCTCGTGACATCTACGGCACCATTATGAAGCCATCTAACGAGCCAAATACAGCACAACGGGTGATTGGCTCTCCGGCCATGCAAGAGAAATTGGCAATGTTATTTGACAACCCTGCTGAGTTTGACCTATATAAAGCGGCTCTTATGCGCGAGTCCCAGCTATATAAGGAATCAAACAAAATTCTAGGTAATTCGGCAACCGCTAGACGTACTGAACTTGGCAAGTCTTTAGACGAAGACACTGGGATGATTGAAAGTGCAGCAAAAGCAGCCACAGGAAACTTTAGCGGTGCGTTGAGTGGCCTAGTTATGGGTGCAATCAGATCTGGCCAGATGTCTAAAGCACGTGCTGAAAAGATGGCTGAGATGCTGATGGCTAAAGACCCGCATGAAGTAGCTGCAGCCGTACAAATGATTGAAGACTACGCAACCAAGCAAGCACCTAAAAAGTTCAAGGCCACTCTAGGTGAAGCTGGAACCGTAACGGGTACGTCTAGCGCAATTTATCCAGCACCGGCAGCCACTGAGTTTGACATGTCGTCACCTACTGTTGATATTGAGCAAGCGCTGCAAGATCGCAATGAGAACCCAATTCAAGGGCCAGACATTGAAGAAGCATTGAGGAACCGCGACAAAACAAAGTAGAATGTTGACGCAGTTGTCAATTTTCTACCCCGCTTCGGCGGGGTTCTTTTATGAGCGTTCGGTACGCAGCGATGGCGTCCTTGAGGTCGCCTCTTAACTGCTCAATTTGATCCTGTTGGACCTGTAACTGCAGGTAGGCGTCCAAGGCGAACTTGTCCAGTGTTGTCCGTTCCCAGGCTGCAAAATTCGGCAGATCGTTCAATTTGATTCCTCATCCATTGTGGGCCTAAACGCATCAATGCAATGCGCTGGCTTTGTGTTACTTTGATTGAGTAGACCACTGACAGCGGCTCCCCTACACGCTTGGTTTTGTTGATGCGTTTGTCTCTCATATTGTACTTTTGCTCGTGCATAATTCGTTCAAAGTCCTCATCATCTTTTACCACGGTGCGTCCTCATGATTGTTGGGGTTAAAAGGTATAGGCTTGCTTGGCTGCGGTTTAGGCAGTTCAGTGGGGAAGGGCCAGTCGGTCATGTGTTCTTCTCCTTCAGTTTGGCTTCCAAGGTTCGGACTTTGAGGAGTATTTGGTACGGATTGCTATCTGAGTCTGATGTTCCCATCCAAGGGTCTGCGCGTAAAATTTCCTCATCCGTCAGCCCTACCCATTGGCGCTGTGCTTTTGTTTGCCAGTAATGCACATCACACAATTCACTTTGGTCAATGTCATCTTTGTATAAATTAAATTGATAGCTGCCGCAGTTCCAAGCGCCACATTTATATACACATCTCTTCTCAGCCATTGTTGCGCTCCTTTAGTTTGGCTTCTGCCGCAATAAGCAAATCTTCCCAGCCATACTGAGCCGCCGCAAATTTACGCCTATCTTCATCCGTCAGACCCTGCCACGGGCGCTGTGCTGCGGGTGCGGCGGTGTATAGCGCATCCCAACCAAGGGGCACGCCGATTGTTGGCGGCGAAAACCTTATTCGCCATCCTTCTCCATCCGGTGTTATCCACGCCACCGGCTCGGCTTGCTGCTCTGGCTGTGCTGCGGGTGGGGCAACTTTTTTGATTGCCTGATGCACAACATGGAACAAAGTTTCGTAGTGGCCGTGCTTTCCCTCCTGCATTTTTTGGTCATACAAATCTTGCACAAAGCGATTCAGTTCTGTTTTGTCATACGCCACCGACTCGGCTTGCTGCTCAGGCTGTGCTGCTTTTTTACCGTCGGCAAACCCTCGCTGGTACACAATCGACAGCGTGTCGGCAGCAGCGTACAGCTTGGCTTTCGCTGCTTGGCGTTTTGATTCAAATCCTGTCATCACATCCCCTCGTCGGCCAAAAACTCGGCCAAAAATAAATAAAATAGCGGGTAGTCGGGCTCACCATGCCGAGAATCAAAGAACATAGTAAATTCATTCGCCGCAGCGTTTGCAAGAAAATGTTCCCAGCTTGAGTCGTACTTAAAATTTTCAGCCATCTCCCGCAGCGTCGTGCTGATCGGGCCGTATTGGAGATGTTCGTCTGCCGGGTGGATGCGGTAATAGCGCATGTCGTCAACCAAAACAAGTTGTCCGGTTGTTTGCCAAGAGTCTCCTGAGTCCACCCATTTGGTTTGCATCTTCGCACCACGGGCGGCAGCGTGTAGTAAGCGGCTCATGTGTTTCCCCTTGCGCGAATGTCGGTTGCGCAATCTTCTGCCGCAGCTTTCATCCATGAAGCGTGGTCTTTTCCAAGTTTTGTGAAATAATCAACCGACACTCGATCACACAGTTTTGCGCACTCCTCCCGCTCTGCTGCTGCTACAAGATTGGCAAAAGCGAGAAGGTCAGCCCAATTCAAAACACCGCTGTCACTAATCCACGCCATCGGCATCCCAGCCTCCCGCGCCAGCTTGATGATGTCATCTTTGGTCATGTCAGATACCCCACCATAAAAAACAGTGCCACCAACGCAAGCAGCGCGAGGACAATGGCAACGGCGGTGTCTATCCAGCCGTACTTGAACAAATCCTCAATCTCATCGTCTTTCATTTTGCTTCCCTCGCTTTCAGCATGGCGTCTGCCCGTGCGTAACACCACTGTGCGGCATCTGAATGGCTATTTAATGGGCATTTGTTGATTGCCTTCGCCGCAAAGTAATCGCGCAAAGTCATGCCGCCCGATGTAATCGGTTTAGTGGTAATCCCTCCGTTTGGAGAATGCTGAACCAAATCAGCAACGTGCGGAAACGCTGGGCCTCCCGTGTTTGTTGTCATGTTTGTTTCTCCGCATCTGCTAAAAATTTACGTAATCGTTTGATTCGGGCGTCCTCATAAGACACCACGCTGCTGGCATATTCCACTGCACTATGTGCTTCCAGCCTATGCAGTTCAGCCTCGGCCAACTCTGCCGCAGCCATCTCCACAGGGGTCAGGCGTCGGGTCATCCGTTTGATTTGTTGCGTTAGTGTCATACTGCTCTCCATACAAACAGGTCAAAGCAGACAACGACAAATGCAGCTATGTACGTGAGTACTAGTGCTATTCTGATGGGGGACAATTCTTTCATGATGATCTTTCAAAGTTTGCTAGAAGAACCTTGATTGTAAATATACTGGTATACTTGTCAACCTTAATTTATACCAAGGTCTTTAAGCATCCTCGTCGCCTCCTGCTCATACCACGCATAGTCAACGTCGGCGGGCAAGTCAAAGGGCAAAGTCATAAGAGGCTTTGCCCCCGTGGTCTTTGCAACCGCATTCCCTGACGACGCATAGATAATCTCACCCTCGCAATCAACAGCGTAGTACCACCTAATGGCCTTGCCCAAATACGCACCATCCTTAACCGCGCCTCCCCTAACTGTACGGATAGAAATAAACTTGCGCACATCTGAGCAACCCCTGATGCTATCCTCAATGCTCGATTTACCCTGTAAGTACTTCTCAACCGCCTCTATGCAAACAGTAGTAGTTGGGTTCTTGTGCATCCTGAATATGGACGGGGCGGTGTCAGCCCATGGGTTGGCAAACGCGCCTTTGTTCTTGGTCGATCCGTTCTTCTTAATGGCAATGTAGTTGTTTATGTCGCGTGAGTAAAGCGCCGCGTATTCAGCCTCTTCCGTGTCAAACCCCGTCTCCCGCTCCCATTCCTTCACAATCCCGTCTGCTGCGGTTTCGAGGTGTGTGGGTACCTTCGTCACAACCCCGTCCGTATTCGCGCTTACAACCCGGATCTGACCCAGCTCTAGGCGTTCTATCAACATAAGCAATCCGAGCTGCCCAGTTATTGTGACTTTGAACATCAAATCCGGAGAATACAACGCCGACCACTTGCTCCCAAGTTTGCCAAAGGTGCCGTTAATTGTGATCTTCAGCGAGTCGGCAACCACTTTGTTCTTCGCCCTCTTAGCCGCAAGCCGCCTGTCCACGATAGTGCGGTAGACATCTAAAAACTCAGGCCCCAGGTGCAGCGGGTACAGCTTGCAGTTGAGGATGATGGTTGGGTAGTACGATGCAACGTCTCGGTCAATTAACCTAAACAACTCGTCCGCTTTGTGCGCCGCTTGCTCCTCGCACGAGTGCAACCCACCCATTCCCATCTGATACTTGCCGCCTGCAATTTCGACCACCAACTCTTCAAGCTCTTTGGGCGCCTCGCAGTAACCCGCCTCACCAACGACAAAGTCAAGCGACTCAATGAGTTCAAGCACTCGCACCATGTAGGGCGTTTTAAACTTTATAAAGTCAGGCGCTTTGTACTTCAAAACAGTCCCGGGTGCTACTTCTACTCGATCAACCTTAACCCCGCGCTTGCGTAACTCACCCGTGATCACAGATTCTGCTATCTGCGCGTCAGACAAACTTCTGAGATCTTTGCCGTATTCAACGCTCAATGCTGCACGAAGCGCAATCTGGTCTTCGAGCCCGTAGTACAGCGCCTCAGTTAGATCAAGGTCGTTAATGCAGTACTTGCAAACCACGGCCATCTGCTCATGGGTCAGCACAGCGCTTGGCGCAAAAGGTAAGTCCCACATGGTGCGAACATGCAGCCGACCGCCGTAAAGTTTGAGTGACGCATCGAGTGGTGCCACCTCAATCAGGTCAATGTGATTGGGCGCCTCGTCGCCCGTTGCCACGTGCTTAATAAGTTGCCACGCCGGCCCCTCATCCGCAATGATGCGGTCAGACAGCGCTTTCAATTCGGCGCAACTCGCACCTCCGAGTGCTACTTGCAGCATGGGCATGTCATAGGCACGACTATTAAAACCAACAAGACAATAGTTTCTAACTATCCATGCAAGCTTTGCGTAGTCAAGTGGGTGCCCTTCGTACATCTCAAAATAAACAACGCGAGCACTTGACTTGCTTTTGAACGAGACGAGGAAATAGTTTAAGTAGCACTCAATGTCAAAGAAAAACCAATCACGACTTATGGCCGCCTCAACCAATTCCTCATCGCCAAACAATTGGTACTCTTGTGTATCAACGACCTGCGGAACGTAGCCCTCGACCTCCCACGTTCTCGCGGGAGGTGTGCGCTTTTCCACTACCTTGGTTTTTCGTTCAACGTCAGGGGGAGGCAGGTCAACCCAAAACAAACCCTCCGAATCAAACCGGCACTTCATACGGCAAACGGAGTAAACAGCCCGCGCACTTTTGTCCGCTCGTTGTAGAACACATTGGGGCCGCTTGCTGCAAACTTAACGTGGGTTGCTTTTGGCAGCACGAGGCGGAGCAAGCGTGAGTCGTGGGCGCAGTTGGGCAACTCAATGTCTGCAATTTCTGCAAAGTGATCTCCCTCCTGCGTCGATACACCTTTTTCGGAAAGCAGCAAGACGGGTAGTTTTGAGTCTTGCACAAAGGCAGACAGCGTCTCCACAGCCTCAACCAACCCTTCGGGCACCAATTCACCCGATTGCTCAATAATCGCCTGAAACCTTGCAATGTCTGGCCAGTTGACCGCAAACAACTGAGATCTCACCCACACCCCGTCGCCGTAGAAAAAAGTAACCGAATTGTTCGCAACTGAAAATATTGACGGCTCGTCTTCCGCATTCAGCAATTCTGTGATTACAAAGTGAGGAAGCTCCACGGTCGCCTTGACCTGCGTCGGGACGCGAATCAGTGACTTATTGTTGGTCGCCCAGGCGTACCCGTTTTTAAAGAGGACTGCACACCCCCAAGGGCGAGAAGCGTCTGTGCCAATAAAGTCGTAGAGTTGGCGCAGCACAGCGCAGATCCCAGGACACTCATGCCGCTCGCCCTCAGTTGCTTTAACGACAGGGTAAGACGACAGCAAAGGCACCCATGCTTTGAATTTCTTTCCCGTCACCGTCGCTCGGTTCTCAGTAATAGAAATAGAATGGGCGCCCTTACATGCCTCAATGGCTGCAACAAAACGGGCCGCCGGTACCGTGATGTTCAAATCCAAAGACGTGGGCGCGTCAATAAACACATTGCCATTACCCGCCTGCACACGTCCACCGTAGAGGTGAATATGTGACAAGGCAGGCACTAGCGTGTTAGGGGCGATTGCCGCCCGTACTCGCTTTAGCGCTTGTAGCATTTAAACCTCGCCGCTAAGCGATTCGTGAAGAGCCCCAATGATGACGGTTGGCCAGAAGGGGATGCCGCCTCGAGGTGTAAACTCGCACTTAACACGGAGCCACTGTGGCTTGATTAAGTCATCAAGGTCCTTTGCAATTCGAGCACAAACCGACTCGTGGAACTCGCCTTCGTTGCGAAACGACCCGAGGTAGAGCTTAAGTGATTTGCTTTCAACGCAGTACTCAAACGGCTGGTAGTCAATGATGATGGTCGCAAAGTCGGGTTGACTTGTAAGCGGGCAGATTGAGGTGAACTCAGGTGCTCGAATGTTTACAATGCCGCGCACCCCTTTCAGGCGGTACGGTGAATCAAATTTCTCAAGCAACGCAACGTCAACGCCCGACTTGGCGTAGAGTTGCTTGTTGACGGCTGAATTGCCGAGTGCTTCAAGATGTTTTGTGTCTACGGTGCTCATAAATACTCCTGTTAAAAACCAAAAAGTGATTCCATGACAGCGCCCTTAACCGCTGTCTTTGCCAATGTGCAAGATGCCTGAATTTCGCCGAGGTTGATCAGCGACCTTATTCTCGAATTTTCCTTAATCTGCTGCAACGTAAAAGGATAGAGTTTCAACCTTTCGTCTATGCGGTCCCGGAGCGCCTGCGTGATTGTGTCGTAATGTATGCCCTCCTCCTTCTGCTTACCGCCTTCGATTGAGAAAAAGAACCCTTTGTAGCGGTCGCCCATGAAGATATCCACAATGCCGTAAGCAGAATGTAAGACCCAAGCGGCTGAGTCAACTGAATGCCAAGGAACGAGGCGCATCATGTCGTTGCCCGTTGTTGCCAACCCGTGCGTCTTGTTGCCTTTGGTGCTACCGTGCACTTCCATTGACCAATTGCGTCGCTGATGCTCAGGCAAGTCGTTGCGGGGTGAGACGCAGATGTAATGAGCCTGCGACTTCACAACCTCCAACCTCTCACGCGACTCACCTTGGTGAAATACGGGCAAAATACGGTCACCAAACTTGTGTTGTAGGACTGCTAAGTTCTCGTCTGATATGCGAGTTGCATTGTCAAGTTCTGCAAGCGTCGGTTCTGGACCACCTTTGCTTCCAGGAATCTTGTCGAGGTTGATCATCCAGATTTCTGTAAACAAATCACCCGCGATCTGCAAGAACTCATCGTAGGCAGTCACCACGTTGTCGAGCGTCGCCTCATGCCCTTTGTTCCACGCGCTGAAAGCGCCAGAATCTAGCATAATGTGAGTGGGTCGCTTGGTGCGCGACTTCGCGTTTTCCGCCCACCTTAGAACCGCCTTGCGGTAAGGCCCGTGAAGTGAGAAGAGTCGATGCGTAACAATCGAATCTTCTACCTCTTGGTACTCATCGTTGACGGGTGTCCCCGATTGGTAAAGGTTCATGGGTTACCCGCGGCACATGGCGAGGAACTCAGCGCGAGCTGCGGGCTCGTCAAGCATCGCGCCTCTTAATGCCGTTGTGATGGTCGTACTGTCTGCGTGCTGCACGCCACGCGACTCAACGCACATGTGCCGTGCTGATATCCACACTCCCACGCCAATCGGGTTTAAGTGTGTTTGCAAGGCGTCAGCAATCTGGTTGCACATTCGCTCCTGCACCTGTAGGCGCCGTGCATACATCGTCACAAGGCGGTCGAGTTTTGACAATCCGACGATCTTGCCACGCGGAATGTAGGCAACTGTTGCAATACCAATGATGTCTGCGAGGTGATGCTCACACTTGCTGTAGAGCGGGATGTTTTTGCGCACAACCATCTGGTCGCAACCTTCTGCGCCATCTTCAAACACTTTGAGAATGCTCGCGGCATCCATCCCGTAACCTCGGGTCCAAAAACTCCACGCCCTCAACACTCGCGCCGGGGTATCCTGGAGTCCTTCACGGTCGGGGTTTTCACCGATATACACAAGAAGGTCTCGGATTATTTGCTCGGACATTCTAACTCCTGTTGTATGAGGCCGAATTGCTCGGCGTTTCTCGAACTTCAACTTTGACAATGCGACACCGATCAGCGTAGCCATTCTCAGGCATCCACACCTCATCGATGTACTGATAAAGCCATTCTGCAAGGCCTTCGCACCCTGTCTTAGCAACTACGACCATTTTGATCATGCCGTCCTTGTGCGCCTGTTCAAACCACGCAAACTTTGGATCATCCTCGGACACAAGGCAAGTGTGGTCAAACCAATCGTCAAGTTTTGCTTTTAGCGACTTTAGTGACCCAAAGTCAACCACCCAGTTGCGAGCGTCAAGGTCGTCTGACTCAAACTCAAAGTGAAACCCGAGTGCGTAGCCGTGTAACTTGTTGCAATGCGATTCCGCACGCCACTGTCTATACGCTACCGCATACCCACGCTCAGACGTGTATGTTTTAGTGCTACGATACTTGGGCATGCCATTTTCCTCTGATATACCGACCTGTTTGGCCGCTTGTAGTAAAGACAAATGTAGTGCCATCTGCCGCAAGGCGCAAGGTGCGCCCTTTGTAGGGGCCGTCAACACATTTAAAAAGTTTCTTGGCTTGTCTCTTCATAGTTTACTCCACGTTGATAATCTTATGTAACTGTACACCCATGCGATAACCATACTCAAGAGAAAAGTCGCGAGCAAAAGCTAAGTTAGCCGCATTCTTTTCCTCGTCGTGGTCGTCGCGAGGTTGTACCCAAATGTGTTTGCCTTTGTCTGGGTACGCAAGCGCTGCGGGTTTTGCGCCCGGTTGCGTTGCGGTCACAACACGCCCATGCTCAATCTGATCGCCTACGCCCACGACGTACTTAAAGTGTCGGCAGTTGTCGCTGACGATAGGGTTGATCTTAGGCGTCTTGGGCGAGCAGACAATGGTGTAGTCGCATTTTTCTAAACCAGACACCCACACGGTGCCTGCTGTCTCGATCTGCACCTTTAGCCCGTAGTGGTTAAGCAATTTGATGACGGGCACAATGTTCTGGAGCATCGGCTCGCCGCCTGTAATAACGCATATTTCTGCTCGCCCTTTTGACTGCTTTAGTACTTCGTCGTAAACCTCGGTTGCAAGCATAGAGTGAGCGCCTGTTTCAAAGTCAGTATCGCACCAACTGCATCGAAGGTTACACCCTGCGAGTCGCAAGAATACGGCAGGAAACCCCGCGTAAGGACCTTCACCTTGAATGGTGTAGAAGATGCTTACAACGTTGAGCACGCCGAGAGGGTCAAGCGCCTGCGAGATGGGAATATTTTTACCAAACATTGATATGCCCCTTAAGAAGCGCGGCCACGTTGTAATTCTTAGTTTTGGGAAGCGCCATGGCGCCTTCATTAAAAGCGCGCAGTACGAGCGGGTCAGGCAATCCTGCTTTCTCAAACCCATCGGCGCGCAGGACGTTGGCGTGGTTCATGTCGGTTGGTGGATACTTGCCGTCGTAGGATGTGTGTGAGTACGCAAGCGCCTCCCAGCATCCGGGCGTCTCAAAAGCCGTAAGCACAGACTCTGCCTTGTCTTTGAACATCAAAGGCGTCTCAATGATGATGGGCTGTGTGCCGCGGTGATCATGGCCGAGCGCTGTGTTGATGTAGCGCTCAGTCGCGTTAATGAACACCTCGCGGCAGTCGTCGTAGTTTGCGTTGTCCATTTGACAGACGCCTGTGATGATGACAGGGATGCCAAGCGCTTCTGCACGGTTCGCGGCAATAGTTAAGAACAGTGCGTTCCGCATCGGAACAAACGTAAGTTCTCGGCGGCTGCCTATGACCTGTTCCATCTGCTCTGGATTCTCGTACTTCTCGAGCACGCCCGACTTGTCAACCAAAGGCGACATGGAGATAAGGCACCGCGGCACCTCAACAACCTCGTGACTCGCAACGCCTGCCATCTTGGCAATGCGCACCGCGCAGTCGATCTCAAGGCGATGCCGCTGCCCGTAGTCAAAAGTGATGGCGTGCAATTCAGCATACTTTTGTTTAGCAAGGAACAGGCAAGTAGTTGAGTCCTGTCCCCCGCTTAACACTACTAGTGCTTTTGTTTTCATTTCTTGATTACTTTCTTAAATTGTTTAACTAAACCCACATACCTTCTCCACACACAATGCTCGACCGAGGCGGTCGATACTTTGATGCCTTCGTCCGCGCAGCGTTTGAGAACATCGCGCCTCAACTTAGGAGTATCTGTCTTAAGGACCTCCCAAGATATGTCCCAGACGCGGCGGTTGACACTGCCAACCTTTGGGACCTTTACGCCGTTTTTAAAATTTGATGCCATGATGTGTCATTATACCGGTATATATTCAAAATGGGATGCTCGGCTCCCAACTTTTGCAACCGTACACAACTACAGTTGTGGGCAACGGGTGCTCGGGAGCGTGAGTACAGCGTTCTTTTTCAGCGTTGAATTGTTCACAATTAAGGCAAGAGTGCACAATGCAATCTTGTATCAGTGCGCGGTGAAGTTCGTCTTGTAGTTTAGAGTTCATAACCCATAATCTCCGGATACTTTGTGTTGATCCATACGCGGATATTAGAGGGTTGTGCGATCTCGCCCGCCCTAACTAATGCGTCTGCAACAGTTACAGGGCTTGGCTTCTTCGCCCGCTCCTCCCACCATAACTTTGCCCGGTGTCCTGCGTAGCTTGTGTGCTCAAAGCAAACCCACTCATCAAACCGTCGCAACCCGCAGACGTAGGTGACGCGGAGTGAGGTGGGTTTGCCTAACTTCACATGTTCTCGGTACAAAACTGAGTCAACTTGAAAGTTGACGATCTGAGGCAAGTCATCCGCCACCACTTGCTGCAAACTTGCCGACGCCTCAATCTTTATAACCGTTGGGAACTCGTGCCCACACGCCTCGCACACTCTTACAGATGCGTGGTTGTACGTTGCGCAGTTAGGGCAGATGCGAACGGGTGCAGTGCCCCCTCCTCCTTTGCCTTTCTTGCGCGGAATAACCGGGTCGTTGATAGGCCCAAGACGCCTCGTGTTGCCTGCAAAATCAAGCACAAGGCAGTTCGCCTTTCCGTCTGCGGGTCGCGTCCCGCGGCCAAGCATCTGCACCCACAAGCCGGGCGAACTCGTGGGGCGGAGCATGACGATGAGGTCTATGCCGGGAAAATCAAATCCAGTGGTCAGCACATTGTTGTTGACAACCGCCCGATACACACCTGTCTTAAACCTGTGCAACGCCCGCTCTCGTTCTTTCTTCGGCATGTCGCCCGATACCACGGTTGAGGGTATGCCCATTAGCTCAAGCATCCCCGCGATGTTGTGAGCGTGCCCAATGCCCGCAGCAAAGATAAGCCAATGCTTTCGATCACCTGCAAGTTCGAGTGTTTCCTTTAGCGCGGCCGCGGTAATAGGTGCTTTGTCAACCGCGTCCTGCAGCTCTTTCTGCATGTACTCACCCGCCTGCTTATGCACTGCAGACACATCCAACTCGGTCGTTGTTTTTCGGCAAATTAGGGGCGCTATGTGACCTTGCGCAACTAGCCGGTTAAAGCTCTGCCGCTCTGTCATGTCGTAGCAGACGTCTGTGAAAATTCCACCGTCTGTGATCATGCCCATCCCGAGTCGGTAAGGCGTCGCTGTTAACCCGATGACTCGAAGGTGGGGGTTGGTGAGTTTGAGCCCATCTATAAACTGAAGGTACTGAGTATTTTGACCATCGCCCACCAGGTGGCATTCGTCAATCAACAGCAAGTCAACTTTGCCAAACTCTGCAAAGCGCTTAGCAACTGTTTGGATGCCCACAAAGGTAATAGGCGCAACTTCCCGCCTACCTACAGAGGCTGAGTAAATTCCTGCAGGTGCCGTCGGCCAATAGGTCAACAACTTCTGATGATTCTGCTCAATCAACTCCTTAACGTGCGTGGCTACCAGAATGCGCTGCTCTGGAAAGTGCTCGAGCACAAGCCTGCACCATGCTGCTATAACGATTGACTTACCTGTGCCCGTGGGTAGCGCAATAATAGGGTCACCCGGCTGTGTCGATAGGTATTGGTAGACGCTATCGACTGCCTCTTCTTGGTAGTAGCGCAGCTTCATAGGTTATTCCATGGGGTGGCGATGGTACGCGGTGCAGCCTGTCTTAACCATCTCAATCGGTATATGTTGAAAGTGAGCAGGCTTCTCACAATACCACTGCCCGTCTTCAACCGGCGTACTGTGTGCGCAGGTGCGGCAATTCTTAAGAGGCTCGGCCTTCAGGTGGCAAACGGCGTGAAAGTCGCACCACTTGCACTCAAACCAAGACGGGTTGTTGCTAAGGCGAGGCGGGGGCTCGGGCGCGTCAACAAGAGTTGCCAATCGCGCCTTGTACTTTGCGTAGACGGTCGCATCAAACATCACCAACTCGTCATAAATTTCGTCCGTGTTTTTGTTTATGGCAAGATAGAGTGCTTGCAAGAGCTGATACTGTCCCATGTACATCTGCATCTGAACAAAGTGCATAGGCTTGGACATCTCAACGCCGTTAGCCGCGAGGTCTTTGTAAGACTTGTCGTTGTGTGTTTTAAATTCAAGGAGATAAGGTGTGTCGGAGATGACGCCGACACCTACCCCGTCAATCTCACCACCCCCGTGGCCTTTGTAACCTTTGAACCGGTATTGCTTACCCGTTTCTGGATCGTTTTGCAAGACAGTGACGTTTGCAAGCTTTAGCCACCTTACGAACCTATTCTCCTCCAAATGCCCGCGCTCAAACAGACGAAGTGTTGTGGGTTTAAAGGCGGGCGAGGCAACCCACCTAAACCCATACCACAACTTGCGCCCACACTCATCGCCGATGCTCGAGTACCCCATGTGAGAACGCAGATCCTCACCGTGCTCTGCTAAAACCGCTGCGTCAATAGCATCCGCTATCTTGCCCATCTGTTTGCTCTCCTATTTAGGTGAGGGGGTAAGGTGTCCAATCTGCAAGGCAACTGCAAAAAGCACTGCAGCCAACCTACCCCCTC